CCAAGTTCCTCGAGGCGGCGCTCAGCGAGGGCCGGATCATGGATTTCCCGTGGGACCGTGGTGAGCCGGTGTGGACCAGCTGGGACCTGGGCGCGCCGCAAAACACCCGCACGGTGTATTGGCAATTTATCGGCCGGGAGATCCATGTGATCGACCACGACACCGATCTGGACCTGACGCCAGCGGCGCGGGTGGCCCATATGGTGGCCAAGGGCTACCCGTATGCCGGGCATTTTTTCCCCCACGACGCTGCGGCAAGCGAAAAGACCGGCAAGAATTTCCAGGACACCATGAAGGAGGCCGGGCTGGAAGGGATCCGCATCTTGCCCCGCTGCCGGGAAGTGTGGCCGGGCATCAACAAGTGCGGCGAGATGTTCCCGCGGATGGTGTTTCACAAGGAGAAAACCAAGCACCTGCGCGATAGCCTGGAAGCCTACCACCGCAAGGAGGACAAGCAGAGCGGGTTCATCCGCAGCGAGCCGGTGCATGATTGGGCCTCCCACGATGCGGATGCCTTCCGCATGATGGGCGAGGCAATGCTCAATGGCATGCTCAAGGGCATGGGCGAAGTAATTCGGGAATACCGGCCGCAACACCGCCGGCAAACCACGGCCAAGGCCGGGAACTACAAGCGGATATGAGCCCATACGAGCAAGCCGCGCGGTGGCACATCGAGCACGTGGGCGAGGGCTTCCGGGAAATCTTGGAGGCCCATTTGTTTGGTGGGCATGTGATTTCCGGGCCGGATCGCTTTGTGCTGGGCCGCCAGGTATGGCATGACTGGCCCGAGGAGCGGCTGCGGGATCCGTGGGACACCGACGAGCAGGGCGACTGCTGGATGGTGTGGCTGTGGGCGGGGGATGTGCAAGGATGGCTCGCGGTGGTGCCGTGGCGGCTGCCGTGGCTGTGCTGGCACCGTGGCGAGCGGCTGCGAATTCACCGTTTCCCAAGGGGGAAATAGCGTGCAAATGAGGATCGGCGCACGGTTGGCGCATGGGCAGCAAACCAAAACCAAAGACCCCTGATCCTCCGCCACCGCCACCGCCGGCCCCTGTGTCCCGCACGATGGATGCCGAAACCGATGGGCAGAATGCCATGCTGCGCGCTCGCCGCCGCAGCGCCTATGCCAAGTCGTTTTTAAGCGGGCCGCAGCAAACGCTCGGCGGCCAACCCAGCACCACCTCGTTCCTCGGAGGCTAAATGGACGGCCACTCGATCATCCGCAAACGGGACGCACTCAAGGCGGCGCGCAACCCCTTCGAGGGGCACTGGGACGAATTGGCGGAAATTTTCATGCCGTTTCGCTGCATGAAGGACGGCGGCCTGCCAGAAATCCCGGCCGCGCGCGAGGTGTTTGACTCGAGCCCCCGGCAGGCGGCGCTCATCATGGCCAATGGACTGGCCAGTTTGGTAACCCCGCGGGAGGAAACGTGGTTCGAATTTGCGCCGCCGCGCGCGATCCGCGACGATGACCAGGCCGTGGCATGGTATCGGCAGTGCTCGGCCACGGCGCGCGAATACATCGAGCGCAGCAATTTCTACGAGGAGATCGGGGAATGCCTCATCGAGGCGCCGGTGTTTGGCACGGCGGCCTTGTTCCTGGGTGACTTGGATGACTACGGGCGGCTGTATTTCCGCTGCCAGCCGGTCAAGACGTATTACATCACCGAGGATGCCGCTGGGCGCGTCAATTCATTGTGCCGCGAGCTGGATCTGACCGCCGAGCAGGCGGCCACGGAATTCGGCCAGGACAATCTGCCACCCGCGGTGCGCGGGGCGCTGGGCTCGCCCGACAAGGCGCAGAATGCCACCCGCTACATCCACTGCGTGTATCGGCGCAATTACCAGGCGCCGCCGGCGGATGATCCCGGCGCCGAGAATGAAACCGGCGGCCGGGTGTGGGAAAGCGTGGTGGTCCATGAGGCCAGCGGCCACGTGGTGGCGCGCGCGGGCTACCATGAGTTTCCGTTTGCGGTGCACCGCTACCGGCGCTTTGGGCGCAGCGCGTATGGCTTCGGGCCCGGCTCGGTGGCGCTTAGCGATGCGCGGCAACTGCAATTCCTCAACCAGCTGGCCGACGTGGCCACCGAAAAGCAGGTGTTTCCGCCGGTGATTGCGCCCAGCAGCCTGGAAGGCGAGGTGGCCCGCGGGGCCTTGGAGATCACCTATGTGGATCCCAGCGACCCGAATGCCGCGGCCATGCTGCGCGAGTGGAGCACCACCAGCCGCTATGATATCTGCATGGACCGCATGGCTGCCAAGCGCGGCCAAGTGCAGGACATCTTTCACGTGCCGCTGTTCAACCTGTTTCAACAACGCGCCGCCCAGCACGGCCCGCTGACGGCCACCGAGGCCAGCCTGATGGCCGGCGAAAAACTGACGCAGTTTTCCCCGGTGTTTGGCCGGCTGGTTAGCGAGATGCTCGATCCGGTGCTCAACCGGGTGTTTGGCGTGCTGCTGCGCGCCGGTGTGTTGGGCGCTCCGCCGCCCAGCGTGGTGCGGGCCATGGGGTCCCGGGCCGGAGTGGCCGCCCCAAGCGTGCTCTACAAAAACCGCATCATGCTGGCCATGCAGCAGCGCGAAAACGCCAACCTGATGGATTTCATGGCGCTGGTCACCCCACTGCTCAACCACTACCCGCAGGCAATAGACGCGCTGCGGCTGCCCGAGGTGGTGCGCACGGTGGCGCGCAACAACGGGCTGCCCGAGGAGTGGCTGCGCAGCCAGGAGGAAATGCAGGCCATCGAGCAGGCCCGCGCCGAGCAGGCCGATGCCGCCATGCAAATGCAGCAGGCCGAGCAAGCCGCCAGCGCCGCACAGAAACTGAGCGCCGCGGCACCCGGCCTGGCCGACCGCGCGATGAGCGGACTGTAGTTTTTCCCTACCATGGACACCCTGAGCGAAAAACGCGCGGCCTTGGCCAGCGCCGAAACCGACCGCCAGCGCCGCGAGGAGCGGATCGCGCAGGTGGCGCTGGCGGTTTTTCAAACTACGGACGGGCAAGAACTGCTCGCCCATTTGGTGCGGCGCTTTGACCTGACCGGCCGGGTGTTTCTTGCGAGCGACCGCGGCGAGGTGAATGCCGTACGGGCCGCGCTTCGCGACGGCGAGCGCGCCGCGGTGCGGCACCTGATCGATCTGTGCCGCCGGGCCGACAAGGATTTCCCCATACCGCTATGAGCACACCCAATAAAAACAAGCGCCCGACAACGGCGCAGACAAACGACTCGCCGGCCATCGAGCCGGAATCGCCTGAGGTATCAATTGATACCATCCCGCACCACCCGCCCATCACGCCCAACGGCTTCCGCAATGAGGAGCTCAAAGCGTGGTTCATGTCGTATTACCCCGACCTCGCCGCATGGATCTACGCCGGGCTTGTGTCCAACCAAACCCAGCCGACCCCATGAGCGACTCCACCACAGGCACTGACAGCGGCGCGGGCCAAAACACGACTCAAGCGGCCGCAACCACCACCCAGGCTGCCGCAGCCACCGGCGGCGGGCTGCTGACCGGCGCCGCCCCCGCGGCGGGCGATAGCACCGGCGGCACCACGCAGCCACCGGCGCATTTTTTTGGCGAGCACATTGCCAAGAATGGGGTGTTTGCCGAAGGCTGGGCGGAAAACCTGCGGGCGGCTGGGTTCGAGCGGCTGGCCAACAAGGCCATGCTGGCCAAGGACGAGGCCACGCTTTTCAAGACGCTGGATGAAACCATCGGCTTTGTGGGCAAGCGGCAAACGGCCGGGCCATCGTGGCCCACCGAGGGCAGCACGCCCGAGGAAGTGGCGCAGTTCCGCAAGGCGGCCGGGGTGCCGGAAGCCGCCGAGGGCTACACCCTCAAGCCCGATAAGCTGCCCGAGGGCATCCAGTGGAGCGACGAGGATGCCAAGGCGTATGCCGAGGTGTTTCACGCCCACAACATCCCTGCGGCCGCCGCCCAGGCGCTGGTGGACCGCCATCTGGAAACCATCGCCCACATGGCCGAAAGCGGCCAAGACCAGCTGCGCGAGCAGATCGGTAAATTTGTCAGCGAAAGCGAGGCGGTGTTCCAACGCGAGTGGGGCGATGCCTACGACTCCCGCTTGGAGGCCAACCGGGCGTTTGTCTCCACCCGCCTAAAGCCCGAGGAGCTGGCCGATCCGGTGCTGGCCGCGGCCATGAGCCATCCGGCCATTGTGCGCATCGTCGATGAGGCGCGGCGCGGGCTACGCGAGGCCCCGCTGCCCGGCGTGGGGGCGGATGCTGGCAGCGGCTCGATGAGCCCGCGCGAGCAGGCCCGCACCATCATGGCGGCCAACCCTCAGTGGCAGAAGGATCCCACCACGGCCAAGCGGGTCAACGACCTCTATGCGCTGGACGCCGCCCAACAAAAGCGGCGCGGTTAGATTTCTCGTTGGGATATGAGAAAAGCGGTCGGCCGGGGTCCTGTCACAGGGGCTCCGGTCGATTTGCTTATGGGCATTTCCCCAGCGGGAAATAGCACCCGGCGCGCCTGCCCGCATGATGGGCAGCGTGATCCGAAGGACACCCGCGCGGCCCAGCCCGCGGCCCAGGTAGGAGCACCCGGCACTTCGCCACGGCGACCCGCAGCGTGCGGACACTCGGACGGCAACCCGTTTGTTCAACCAACTTATAACCTACCAAAAAAATGGCTTACGATAGTAACATCCCGGATGCATTTCCGAATCTGTATTCCGACCAATGGCGCCTGGGCGTGCAACAGCTCGCCAGCCGCCTTGAGTCCGTTGTCAACACCGAGATTGTCAATGGCGAGTCCAAGCGCTACCAGAAACTGCCCAGCGTTGCCGCCCGGCAGATCACCACGCGCTTTGGCGACACCAACCCGGACGACCTCGATGTCGAATTCCGCCACCTGTATGTCAACTTCAAGGACAGCGCCCACATCGTGGACCGCCGCGAAGTGCTGCAGCTCGGCAGCGTGGGCAGCCCGCACTCGCAGATCATGCGCTTGCAGTTGGCCGCCGCAGGCCGCGACCGCGACAAGACCCTGATCGACGCACTGGGCGGCACCGTGGCATCCGGTAAAACCGGCGGCACCCCGATTGTTCTGCCGGCCACCTCCAAGGTGGGAGTGTCCTTTGCCGCGAATGACTCTGGTTTTACCTTCGAGAAGTTCATCGAATCCTGCCGCCTGCTCGGTTCCGCCGATGTGGCTGGCCAGGATGTGGAGAATCAATCTCCGCTCTCGCTGGTGCTCTCGCACAACCAGGTGGCCGACATGCTCAAGGAAACCGAATTCACCTCCGCCGACTACGGGCTGCAACGCCTGATGAGCGGGGAAGTGGTCAACTTTATGGGCGTGGCCATCAAGGCGGTGAGCCCGGCACTCCTGCCCTACACTTCCGCCACCAAGGTGCGCATGTGCTACATGTTCGCCCGCAACAGCGTGGTCTTCGGCATTGCCGAGAACCCGCAAGCGTGGGCCGACGAGCTCCCCATGAAGCGCCACGACGTGCAACTGCGCACGGAATGGGGCTGGGGCGCGCTCCGCCTGGACGAAGAAGGAGTCATCGAAATCGCCTGCGACGAAGGTGTCTAACCTTAACCCCCGCCCGGTGACGAGCCGGGCGGGGCCAACCTCTACCAGAAAGACCAATCATCATGTCCAAAGCAACCGAATCCACCCAATACGCCGCGCAAACCGCCGCGGCTTCCAACTACGCCGGCGTGACGCTCGACAAGCGCGACATCGAAGGCGCAGTGCAATTCGCCACCATCAAGGTGCCGTTCACCGCTGCTAACGTGGCAAACGATGTGATCGACCTCATCCGCTTGCCGGACGGGGCGCGCGTGCTGCCCGAGCTCAGCAAGTTCATCGTGACTGGCGACCCGAATGACGGCGCCTTCACCGTGGACGTGGGCGACGCCGCCGACGTGGACCGCTACAGCGACGGGGCCAACCTCGCCGCCGTGGGCATCGTGGAATTCCTCACCAGTGCGCTGACCGCCGATGGGTTTATCAACCCGATCGGCGTGAAGAACACCGGCGTGGCATCCACCGATACCAGTCGCATCCAGCTCAAGATCATCACCGAAGCGGGCACCATGGCCGCGGCCGACATTTACGTCGTGCTGGCCTACAAGTGCCTGTGACCGATTGACCGCCTGCTGCGAACCCCAAACCACCGGGCGGGCGGTGCTCTTCACATGAGCGCCCCCGCCCGGTCTTGCATCCATGCAGACCCTCACCGACCTCGCCAACGCCGCGCTCGCCTACCTGGGTGATGCGCCGGTGTCTTCCATCATTGACGCGGACAGCAAGCCCGCGCGGCTCTGCAACCAGTTTGCGCAAGCCGCCGTGGATGAGACGCTGCGGCTGGGCCGCTGGAACCGGGCCAGCCGCCGGGCCACCTTGGTGCGCGACGCCGCGCCGCCGGCCTTTGGCTACGATTGCAGCTACCAGCTGCCGGATGGCTGGCTGCGCTTGCTCGAGGTGAATGGCGAGCCGTGGGAAGACAGCACGCAGTATTTCGCCCTTGAGGGCGACCGGCTGCTAACCGATCAGGAAAGCGTGGAGCTGCGCTACATCGCGCGCGTGCCCATTGGTGCCTGCGACGCGCTGTGCCAGGAGGCCATCGCGCTGCGGCTGGCCGCCAAGATCGCCGTGCCGCTGCTGGGCAACCAGGAGATGCGCGCCATCATGGAAGCGCTGGCCGCCCAGGCGCTGCACCGTGCCCGCCACATCGATGCCGTGGAAAGCAACGGCAAGGAAAACCCGCCGTGGAACCAGGTGATGTCGCGCAGCCGCCTGCTGCGCGCCCGCGGGGCCCGCCGCAACCCACTGCGACTCGAAGACTACTAGCGCCCCATGAGCGAGCAAATCGACCGCCGCATTTCGTTTAACGCCGGGGAAATTTCCCCATGGCTGGATCCGCGCATCGACTTGGAAAAATACCAGATGGGCTGCCGCCAGATGGAAAACGTGCGTGGCAGCATGTATGGCGGGGCCGTCAAGCGGGCCGGCACCCAATACCTGGGCGCTGCCCTCACAGCCGACACCGCGGTGCGCCTGATCCCGTGGCTGGGCGGGGACGGTGCCGATTATGTGTTGGAATTTTCCGACATGAAACTGCGTGTGTGGAATGCCGCCACCCAGGCCCTGGTGACATCCACTCCACTGCCGGAGGTGACGCAGATTTACACGGTGGCGGATGTGGCCAACAGCCTCGACCAGAAAACCTTCATTTTGCGCGGCGCGGCGGATGCCACCGTGGGATTCTGGCTGGATACTAATGGCGCGGGCACCGCACCGGCGGAGGCCCTGGCCTGTGCCACCCAGGTGAAGATCACCCTGGCGACCGCGGACACGGACGCGAGCGTAGCCACCAAGGTGGCGGCCGTGATCGAGGCCCACGCGGATTTCACCGCCACGGCCAGTGCAAATGAAATCATTGTGACGGCCGTGGCCACCGGGCTGCGCACCAATGCCTCGGCCAGCACCTCGGGCTTCACGGTGAATCCCATCCAAAAGGGCGTGACCACCGGGGAGACGGTGGAACTCACCACGGTTTACACCGCCGCCCAACTGGAGCAGGTGCAGCACGTGCAGCAAAATGATGTGATGTATCTCACGCATCCGGATCACAAGCCGCAGGTATTGCTGCGTGCCACCGACTGGCAGATCGGCGATGCGAATTTCGAGTGGCCGGCCACGCTGGGCCCCAACATCAGCAGCACCACCATCACGCCGGTGATCGCCGCGGGCGTGCCGATCCCCACGCCGGCGGCTTACAATCCGAGCGTGCGCTACACCACCGGGCAGACGGTCAGCTACAAGGGCAGCATTTACGCCCGCACCTCGGCCTACAGTGGCAAAGTCAAAAACGTCGATCCGCTGGGCAATGCCAGCGTGCTGTTCAACCGGCAGGCATGGCGCTTCTGGAAATTCACCGGAACGATTCCCTCCCCTTCGGCCAGTGGTTTCATTTACGTGGGCCAATCCATCGGCCTGTTGGCCAGTGGGCCGTTGTTCCAGGCTGGCCATGTGGGCACCTCCTGGGTGATTGCGCACAATCGGAACACCCCGAAAACCTCGCTTTACATCACCACAGCCTTCCAAGGGGCATTCAGTGAGCCGGTTTATGTGCTCGGTGCATTTGTCATTTCAGTGACCAGCCTTGTTGCCGGGGTGACTCCAAAAGGCAGTGCCATCGTAGTCATCCAACAAAGCGACGACATGGTGACTTGGGAAACCTACACGGGGTTGGGGATTTATTACCAAAACTCCAACCAGATCGTCACTGGGAATTTTGACGAGCCGGTTTTCTTACGCATCTATGTGGAAGGCAACGATGGGCTTATCAACTTTTCCTTAGTGGTGGAAATCACCCCCGACTCCGCAACGCAATACGGCATGGTAGTGATCACCGCGGTGACGGATTCCAAGAATGCCACTGCCACGGTGACGCGGCCCCTGTATCGTCCGCTGGCCACCCAAGTGTGGGAGGAACCGGCGTTTTCCGCAGTGCGTGGCTATCCGCGCGCCGTCACATTGCACGACGGCCGGCTGTGGTTTGGCGGAACAATCCACCGGCCCACCAGTGTGTGGGGCAGTGCGGTGGATGCATATTGGGATTTCCGCCTGAGCCCGGAAGAGGACCGCGCGCTGCAATACACGCTGGCCACCGATGAGAGCAGCAAAGTGGAGTGGCTCGTTAGCCAAGACTTGCTGGTGATCGGCACCAGCTCGGGCGAGTGGGTGCTTGGCCAGCGCCCGGGCGACGATGCCATCCGGCTGCGGCGCAATACCTCGTATGGTTCGGCGCCGATACAGGCGCGCGCGATATCCGATAGCGTGGTCTTTATTCAAAAAAGCCGCCGCAAGCTGCGCGAGTTCGCCTGGTCTTTTGAGCGGGACGGCTACCTGGCCAATGACCTGACGATGCTTGCCGAGCACCTCGGGGATGCGGAGATGCGCCAAATGGCCATCCAGCGCAACCCGGAGGCCATCGTGTGGGTGGCCACCACCAGGGGCGATTTGCTTGGCATGACCTACGAGCGCGGACAAAACGTGGCTGGCTGGGCCCGTTTTACAACCTCGGGCAGCATCGAGAGCGTGTGCGCACTGCCGGCTACGGCCGAGGAAGATCATGTGTGGCTGGTGGTGGCACGGGAAATTGACGGCGCCCAGGTGCGCTACATCGAGCGGCTGGCCCCGGACCAACTGCGCGCCTTGAAACTTGGCGAGCTTGTCGAGCTGGTTTATGCCGACTGCTCGCGGACCATTGCTCCTGCTGCCAATCCGAGCGGATCGGTGATGGTGTCGGGCTTGGATCTGGCGGTGCCCGCCCTGGCTTACAACGGCCAGCAGAACAACCGGCCGTATTACAGGGCAGATGGGCTGGTTTATCAGCTCTCGGCAATCCGGCCCTTGGGCAGCGTGACGCTGGATCCGGCTGGAGCCAACAATGCGGTGGATGTGGAAACCTCCGACACAAGCATCACCGAGGCTGAAATTGCCATCAATAACACCACCGCCCGCACGGCCCTGACGATTGGCCAAACCGGCGGCTTGGTCAAAATCACCAGCGGGGACAAGCGGGTGATGCGCATCTCGGCCAATTTCGGCAGCGGCGTGGAAAACCATGATTTGACTTATTACGGGCTCTCTGGTGTGAACCCGGTATGGATCAAAAATGTGACCGGCGGCGAAGTGTCCCTGACCCATTTCATTGAGGAGGGCGAATTTGCTTTGAGCAAAGACATTGGCGAGGGCAGCGATTTTTTTGAATTGGTGTCTGCCGCGGCATTCCCGGACTTGGCGGATTGGTCCCAAGCCACCGCAGCGGAAGGCGCGGTGGGCGTGCCCACCGTGACTGCCGCGCCCGCCCTGGGCTCGCACGTGGTCACGCTCATCAATGCGGCCGTTGATATCTTCGATGATCTTGTCGCCACCCATGCCGCAGGCAGCGACGGCAGCGGCCCTGTAGCGGCCATTGGGCCCGTTGCTTTGACTGGGGCGATCCAGTGGCTGCTCAAGGCGCAGGACAACGTGTGGACTGCGGACAGCGCGGAGAATTACCCATGGAACGTGCCGGCGGATGCGTGGGTGGCAATGAACAATGATTTGGGCACTCCGGTCATTGAACCGGCCAATTCCACGGTCACCGGCCTCGCGCACCTCGAGGGCGAGGAAGTGGTGATACTGGCCGATGGCGCGGTGCACCGCCCGCTGACGGTGGTGGATGGGCTGATCAATTTGGATTATGTGTGTACCGTGGCTGTGATCGGCTTGCCATACACGGCCATTCTGGAGCCCACCTGGCTGGAAAGCCCGGACGTGGCCGGCTGGAGCAAAGCGGGCAAAAAACGCATCCACCGCATTGTGAGTTCTTTTTGGAACACCGCAGGGGTCGAGTTGTCCACTGACGATGGCAGCACCTGGACGCCCATGGAAACCCGTTTGTCCAACGACACAATGGACAGCAACCGCCCGCTCATCACCGGCGTGCGGGAGGATTTTGTGGGCGGCTCTACGGCCCGGCAGATTTCGGTGGTGCTCCGCAGCCGCGACCCGCTGCCCATGATGCTGCAGTCGCTACACATCCGTTACCAAATCGACGCCAAATGATCGACATCCTACCACTGGCCGTTATCCCGTTTCTGGTGCCCATCGCCATGGCGCTCTCGGCCGTGGCCACCGGCGTGGGCACCTTCATGGCTTACCGCGGCCAACAGGCTGCCGCGGATGCCGCCCAAAAAACCGCCGACTACAACGCCCAGCTGCAACGCACGCAGGCCGCGCAGGAAATGGAGACCGCCAAAGAAAATGCCCGCCGAAAGGCACGCGAGAATGCCCGCCTGCTGGGACGGCAGCGGGCGGTGGTGGCCCAGTCCGGGCTGGCCATGGAAGGCACGCCCCTGGCGATCCTCGGTGAAACCGCCACTATGCTGCAGCGTGACATCATGGATATGGGATACTCCGCCCAGCAGCGCGTCCGGGCCCTGCAAGCCGGGGCCAACATGAGCTTGTGGGAAGGCCGCAACCAAGCCAGCGCGCTGCGCACCAAGGCGCTGACCACCGGGCTGGAAGGGGTGGCTTCCATCTCCCAAGGCTTTCTGAATTACGAAAAATAGCTCCCTTGATTACGAACCTAAAATCTGACCGTCATGTCATTGCCCACGCGCTACATTGAGGCCGGACCCGGCATGCCTATGGCCGATCCGGGCGCCGCTGCGGCCCAGGCCAGCGCCTACGCCGGCCTGGGCAATACCATCGCGCAGCTGGGCGCGGCCGGCATGCAGATGGCCGCCCGCGTCCGGCAAATCGAGGATGGCGGCAAGATCGCGGAGTTCTCTGCTCGTATGGAAAAGACCGCCTCGGATTTTTCCATCCAGCTCATGACCCGCGAGGACACCGAAAAGTGGCCCGGCGATTGGCAAAAAACCGCCGAGGCATTGCGCCAGGAAGCCAAGAAACTTGGCATCAGCTCCGGGGCGCTGGCGCAGTTTGAGCAGAAATTCACCCAGTGGAATACCCGCCTCACCATTGGCTTTGAAACCCAAGCGGCCACCAAGAGCATTGAGATCGCCCGCGGCCGGGTGGCCAATGCCTACCAATTCCACCTGGATAACCAGAATTACGAGGCGGCCCGCGACACCCTAAGCACCGCTCACGCCACCGGCATCCTCGACAGCGTGGCGCTCGAAAAGGGCCTGATGGACACCGACAAAGCCGCCCGCCACAACGACGTGCTGGCCGACATCGAAACCGATGCGGCCGTCTGGCTGAACGACAACACCAACCCGCTGCCCGGCTACGACATGGCCGAGTGGAACCGGCTGCGCAGCCACGCCCGCAGCGTAGAGCGGCAAGTGACCTACGAGCAATCCGCCAACGTCATGGACCGGATCATCACCGGCCACATTTCCCGCCCCGAGCAGATCGAGCAGGAGGCCGCCATGCTCCGTCCCACCGAGCGCGCGAAGCTCGTGGACTTTCTGGCCAGCTACCAACGCGCCGAGGCCGACAACCTGCGCCACAATCCCGACTGGCAGGCCGAGCAAGTCGGCCGCTTCAACGCGCTGCTGGCCGACTACGTGCCGGTGACCGGCGACTCGCCCGACATGCCGGGGCTGGAGCTCAATGGCATTGTGAAGGCAATGCCGGATGGGCCGCTTAAGGATGACATGACCCGGCAGGTGCGCGCCGTGCTGGACAACCAGCAGGCCGAGGCCAAGACCGCGCTGGATCTGCAGCTGGCCGAAGTGACGGCCGCCGCCAAGCGCGGCCAATTCGACCCGCCAACTGCCGAGCCCGAGGAATTTGATACCGACCGCGCGCTGCGCGACGGCTGGCTGAGTAAAGCCAACGTGCAAAACCTGCAAGGCTTGGGGTATTCCCAAAACCAAGCCAAGGAGATTGTGGGCGAGGACGATCTGAACAAACGCCGCAACAAATTCCGCGAGCTGTGGCAACAACGCGAAAACAAGGAGGCCACCGGCCGACCGTGGGACGAGGCCGTCAAAGACGCGCTGCTGGATGGCCGCTCTACCTTCACCCTGGAGGCCGGCGCTGACCCGGACGAGCTCAGCGCCAACCGCGCGCTGCGCACCGGCAAGATCGAAATTCAAATGCGCGACTGGGCCCGCCAGCACCCGGAGCTGGCCCGCGACCCGGAAAAAATCCGCGCCCAGCTCCATAAGATTTCCGGCATGGAATTCCGCAGGCCAGCCGCCCGCTTGTCTGCGCCGCCAAGAAGAGCGGCCGCCGCAACAGGAGAAGTCCCCACCGAAACCAGCATGACCCTGCCGCCTGCGACGGGGCAATTTGGGGTGAGTTACCAAACACGTGAATATCACAAGCAGAGCAAAGCGGGTGCTCGGCAAGTGTCATTGGATTTCAACGACTCTAACAATCCCGCCGCGCGTGGCGTGGAAGTCATTATTCCAGACGATCACACACCGGAGGAAAGACAAATAGCGCAGCGCTATGTGGATGCCACGGTGGAATGGTTTGCCAGCAAAGGAGTGCAGGTGCCAAGTCGTGGCGTGAAAACCCGCAGTGAAAACGGCCGGGGAACGCCGGGAAGATTTCACACCGAACCATTCTTCATCAATGATCAGGCGGCATTGGCGGCCGTCCAGAATGACCCGGCTGGATATTCTCAAGTATTGGCCAGCACGTTGGGAACCCTTGCTGGTGTTACATTCATTGCTCCCCATAAGAAAAACGATCCCGGCGCAAGCCGCGGCAATGTAAACGAGCGGGATTTTGCGCGCACTTACCTTTTGCCAAAACTTGCAGAAATACGGAATTCCTGAACCATGGCCACCACGCTTACACCCACCATCACCGCGCCCAACCCGCTGGCTGCGCCCACTGCCCCACAAATCCCGCAATCCGCCGCGCCGCCCGCCGGCATGCTGCAGCCCTTCGAGGATCCGCGCGAGGCCGACCGCCGCCAGCACAACGAGGCAATGGCCAAGTGGTTCAGTGAAAACCGCCGCGTGGTCGATGAAGGGTTTTTGGATCCGGCCAAGGCATTTGCCGACATACCGCAAGGCTTTGCCGATAGCATCGACCAGGTGCGCATGCTGGCCGCCAATGACGATCTGCTGCGCCTCTACAACCAAGGCGAGGATCCGCCGGCCGATGAGCTGGGCCGCTACCTGCTGCGGTTGCGGGTGGCCGAGCAGGAATTCAAGGGGCAGGGCGCGGACAGCGAAGAGGAATTTTTCCAGCAAGGGCAAACCGCGGCGCAGTTTCGCGTGGATGCTAGGGGGCTGGCCCGCACGCTGGTGGCCACCGCCGCCTCCGATGCGGCGCTGCCCAGCGACAAGGCACCGGGATTTTCCGCTTGGCTCAAGGAGGCGCAGGGCAAGCCGGGATTCGATCCCGACAAGGTGGGCGACTACGCCGCTGCGTTTGTGGACCTCCGCCGCCAGATGAAGGAACGCGAGGAGCCGATTGCCGACGTGCTGCGCAAGTCATGGCAGGCATTCCGCACCGGCATCGAGAGCGGCATCCCGGCCGCTGAGATTGCCCAGCTGTCTCGCGAGGATTTCACTCTGCTGCTGGAAAGCCTGCGCGCGCGTGCCGAGGCACTGCCGGATGAGGAAAAAGAAACCTTGCTGGCCGGCATGCGCAAAGGCTTCCTGCGTGCCGTGGAAGGCGGCTACCGGGAGGCCGGGGAAGCCAGTGTCGGGCTCATGCGCCAAGGCGGCACAGTGGGGCTCGAGGATTTTTTTGGCAGTGATGAAGCCGTGCAAGCCAGGCGGGAACGGGATGCCAACGCTTCCCAATCCTTTCAATTGAGGCGCAACCGCGCCGCGGAAATCCGGCGCATCATGCATACGGATTACGATCCCATCGATTACACCAAGGGGTTCGGCTGGCTGCAGAAGGCTCCCGGCGTGACTGTGACCAGTTTGACCATGGCCGTGCCCGTGGTCGGCATGCCGTTTATGAGTTCCATGCTGCTAGGCTACGCGCAGGAAAACGCCTACCTCAAAGCGATTGACAGCGGCATGGACGAAGACGCCGCCGGCCGTTATTCCGAGATCATCGGGCCAGCCGTCGCGGTGCCTCAAATCATCCTCGAAAAAGCCGGTTATTCCATTTGGGCGCGCAAGCTGCCGCTTTTCGACAAGGTGCTCACCAAGCTGGATGATGCCATCGCCAACCGCGGTCTGCGCATGCTTACCAAGACCGGCGCCATCACCGGCGCGGAAACCGCCATCGAGCTGGCGCAAGACCTGACGGAAACCGGCATCCAGGATCTGGCCAACGCGCTGGAGTCGGACCTGCCTGATGTCGATTGGGGCACGGAGCTGCAAGGCGCGTGGCGGTCGATCCCGGAAATTGCCGGGTCCATGTTGTTCCTGTCGATGTTCGGCGCGGCGGGTGGACTCAACCGCGAGGCCCGCGTGGCTGCCTTCGCCAGTGCCAGCGACCTCGAACTGCGCGCCTACGGTGCCCGTGCCGAGGACATCGCCGCCCTGCGGGCTGCACAAGGCCCGGCCACTCAGAATGCCGCCGTGACGCAACTCCACGCCAACCGCGACCCGCTCAGCGAGGAGGCCAAGGCCGCTGCCGAGCAAGCCGCATTGAATGCCCGGATCAAGCGCGCGGCATCGCAGGCCATGCTGGCAAGCGGCGACATGCCGATTGTGGAGCGCAGCAAGGATGGATTCCGCGTGATAGACGGAAAAACCGGCGAGGAAGTGGGCACCGCTCCGGATTGGCAGAATGCCATGGCGCTGGCGCAATCCCATTCCGACATGATGCGCGACCTGGACGGCGAGGCACTGGAATTCATGGCTAGTTGGATCGAGGGCATGGATGCCGCACAGGAACTCGACCCCGAAGCCGTGAACCGGATCGAAACCGGCAAGCACTGGCTCGAATGGATCAGCCAGGCGGGCAACGAAAAACACCTCACCCGGCTGCTGGCACAGGCCAAGGATCAGGAACTGGCGGCCACCGGCGAGGATTTCTGGAATGTGGAAATCAACGGGTTTTCCGAAACCGAATTCGCCGATGGCGTGCGCACCACCATCAACCGCGTGCTGATGGGTGGCAACCTGATGACCACCATCCACGAAATCGGCCACGGCGCGCGCCGCAAGGCATACGCCAAAGGCCGCATGACCCGCGAGGAGGAAATCCGCATGTATCGCACCATCGATGCCGTGGTGGGGAGCAAGGGCAGGCGCAAGGCCGGCACCGATGAAAACGGAAAACCAATCATGGTCCGCACCTTGCTGATTCCAGAGGAATTCACCGACGACGCGCAAATCCCCGACCGCATTCTGGACGAGGCATTTTCCGAACTGATGGAAATGGAACTGCTGCGCTCACGTGCCGGCGGCACCAAGAGCCGGATGCCGCAGCGCCCCGGCGCGCTCAAGATGCCCAGCAACGTGCTGACCCGCCACCTCACCGCGCTGGCGAAACTGGCCGGCGGCGAAACGGTGAGCAAGTTTTCCGCATTCATGGATGCGCTGCGCACCCACCTTAAAGCCGCGCTACCGCGCATGATACTGCTCAAGAAAGCCGAGCGCGAGGGAAAATTCGACACCGATAGCTACGACGCTTTTCTGGCCAAGATGCTGGGGCTCGATGTGCAGGACGATTTCAACCGGCAAACCGCCCAGGAGGCCGCCCGCATTGCCGATCCGCTCTCGCCCGAGGCCTTTGCCGCGGCCTTGAATTCCGACTACGACCCAGACGCGGATGACATTCCGTTTTCCATTGCGCGCAGCGGCATTCGCTACCCGGAATTCCGCTTGTCACAATTCGGCCCCGTGCCAAGTTTGACCAGCAACACCGGGGTGCTGTATCCAGACGGCCATGAAATCGACCTCAGCCAAAACCAAGCGCCCGCGCAAGTACCCGATGGTGGAGGAGAATTTTGGGATCAACTTTCCAAAGACGGAAGACACGCCGCCGTATTGGGTGCATGGGAAGCCTACGAAGGCCGGGGACTGGCCGAAGACTGGATCCGCCCCGCCCTCATCGAGCCCGGCGCCAACCCCGCCGACACCAGCGTAACGGGTTTTTGGAACTGGCTGCGCGACACGCTCAACAGCGACTTTTTCCGCGGCATCGATCCGGTCGATACCATGGACCTGCTGGTGGATATCTTCCAGCTAGAATGGTATTCCAGCGAGCGCGACAGCGGCATGGACCAGCACCACTACGTGCCAATCGCCCCGGACGGCACCGTGCTGGCCCTACGCAACGACACCGGCCAGGCACGCTTTGCGCGCCTGCCAGACCCGGATGTCCAGCCCGAGCTGGCGTTTTCGCTGGGACGCATCACACCGCAAACCTTTGCCAACCGACTCCTTGACAAGATTGGCGAGCAAGCATTACGTATTGAGCAACCAAAGGCGAAATATGAAGACAAGCGCCAACTCCTGCTCGACTTTGCGGAAAGCATCCTCAATCCGGCTGCCGAAAAGTCTGCTCAAACAGGGAACGTATCCAGACGAAGCTTCGGCCCCTTACAGGTTATCCGCGAAAGGTTCGCGCAAAAGCTCCAACTCGATTCACAAATCCGATTCATTGGCGAAACGCTGACGGATCTCACGGATTTTGTGGAGCGTGCGCAGGCATTGCGCAACCCGTTATTCGAAACGTTTTATGTGATTGCCATCAAGCGCGGTGAAACCAGCGACAAGGTGCTGGACGTGCGCGCCTACACTTCACGCTGTCCCTGCGCGGCGGCCGTCACCGATCATGCCAAGGGCGTATT